TCGGCGGTCTGCCTGGCGGGGACGGCCGCCGGGGCATCTACGCGGGTATGCCCTGCCGCCAGATATTCAGCTTCCCGCTCCGGGGCAACGGCCATCAGGGTGCCGGTCAGGCGGTTCTTGAATTCAATCATGATCAGGACCCCGTTTTGGCTGCGCCGGTCAGCTTGTTAAACACCGTGGTGTCGCAGCGGAAGCCGACTTCGATCTCGGCGCGCACGGCGAACATGTTCTGTTCAAACAGGTTGATGGTGGTGGAACCGTCGGTCAGGGTGGCCTGGTCGGAAATGGCGATCTGCACGCCCTCCACGGTGCCGTACACCGCCTGCGTCCAGTCGCCCGCAAAGCCGACCACGGCGGCATCGCTGGCCGTGTTGGCCGTGTAGGCACCCTTGCTCTGGCGCACCTGCGCGCCCAGAATCATGGGCACTGCGCCTTCGGCCACGGAGTTGATGAACAGAGGACGCTTATTGCCGTCCACCGCGTTCAGCAGGATGGCCTTGCCCTGCGGGGCCAGCACCCAGCCGTTCAGAATGCCGTCATGGGCGGCGATGTCCGCATCGGCGGCAACCAGACCGCCGTAGGCATTGGTCAGGATGCTCTGGGCCGTGCAGGCTTTCAGGGTGTCGAAGTTGGAGCCGGGGGCTTTCACCGCCCCGAACACGGTCTGGTCAAACTTTTTGGCCAGAGCGCCGGGCAGACGCTGCACCAGCTGATCATACAGGGCGGGCACATCGCGGCGGAACTGGTTGGAAAACGGTACGATGACGGCCAGGGTGTAGGGCTGCATCTGTTTGGTGGCCAGAGTGCCGCGCTTGACCGGCTTTTTCTCGGTCTCACCGACCCAGCCCGCTTCGGGGTCGCCGGTGATAACGGGGATGGTTGCGCCCAGGCCGGGCAGCGGAATCTTCCGGGCCAGTGCCATGACGGCGCTGGATTCCTGGGCTTTCTGCAAAATTTCGCTGGACACGCTGCCCGGCAGGGAAATAGTAGTCGTGCGGTTGATATCAATAGATGCCATACTTTTGCTCCTTTACTTCATGACTTCAGTAAACCACTCCGCGAACTGCTCGCGCGTGGAACCGGTTGGGGTTTTGTTCGGGTCGCCGCCGTCGCGGACGTTGGGGTAGCCGCCGGGGGCGGCATCAAAGGCCCAGGCTTTTTCCTTGGTCAGGGCATCCAGCGCGGCCTGGATATCGCTGGTGCGGTCCTTGCTGGCTTTCAGTGCATCCACGTCCAACATACCGCGGATGGCCTTTACATCGCGCCCGTGGGCATCGCGGATGGCACCATCCAAAGCGGAATCAAAGGCAAAAC